ATCAGGGGCAGCAGGAGCAGCCAAAGACATCAAAGCCAACCTCGAATGGCTAGAGACCTTTGAGAACGTAGTAATTTGTTTTGACAATGACAAGGCAGGGCAGGAGGCAGCTAAGTCGGTGCTTGACTTGTTCACCCCCAACAAAGCAAAGAACGTCACGCTCCCTATGAAGGACGCAGGCGACATGCTACGGGACAACAAGGTACAGGCATTCGTTAAAGAGTGGTGGAACGCCAAGACCTACCAGCCGGATGGCATTGTGCGCGGTAGTGATACATGGGAAATGATCATAGAGCAGTCAGACGTAAAGTCTATACCCTACCCATGGGCCTGCTTAAACGAGCTTACGCATGGCTTTAGACCCAAGGAGCTAGTCACCATTACATCAGGGTCAGGCATGGGCAAGTCACAGATTGTCAGGGAGCTGGAGCATTACCTACTAGGTGCCTCAGAGGACAACATCGGTATCCTCGCACTCGAAGAGGACATACCAAAGACAGCATTGGGTATTATGTCAATCGAAGCCAACAAGCAGTTGCACCTTGACAAGACAGTGACACAGGAAGAGAAGAAAGGGTATTGGGATCAGACCATGGGGTCAGGACGTATCTTTATGTTTGATCACTGGGGTAGCACAAGCGAGGACAACCTGTTAGGCCGTATACGATACATGGCTAAAGGTCTGGACTGCAAGTGGATCATCCTAGACCACCTAAGCATCGTGGTTAGTGATCAGGACAACGGAGACGAGCGTAAGGCCATTGACTCCATTATGACTAACCTCCGTAAGCTGGTACAGGAGACAGGTGTAGGACTATTCCTAGTGTCACACCTACGCAGACCTAGCGGCTCCAAGGCACACGAGGATGGCGGTAAGATTAGTTTGGGAGAACTGAGAGGATCAGCGGCAATCGCGCAACTTAGCGACATAGTTATTGGTTTAGAACGTGACCAACAACACGCAGACCCAGAGACACGTAACACGACATGCGTAAGAGTACTAAAGAATCGCTTTGTCGGCTTGACAGGGCCTGCCTGTTACCTGTATTATGATAAGGAGTCAGGTCGTATGATTGAGACAAGTTGTCCAACAGGTGATGAAGCGGAGTTCTAATGAGTAAAATTGTATTTGACATAGAGGCCAATGGTTTTGAGCCTACCCTAGTCTGGTGTATTGCAGCCTATGTGCTGGAGACTAAACAGATGATTACATGGGCAGGTGACGAGCTACAAGAGTTTAATAGCTGGCTTAAGGATCAAGGTGACTGTGAAGTGATAGGCCATAACATAATTGGCTATGACATACCAGTGCTGAAGAAATTGTTAGGTACAGATTTTAGTAAATGTAAAGTTACTGACACATTAGTCATGTCCAGATTGGCAAGCCCCTCACGGGATGGTGGTCATTCACTAGATAGCTGGGGCAAGACACTAGGTCAGCACAAAGGAGATTTTAATGATTTTACTGCGTATTCAGATGATATGCTTGAGTATTGCAAACAGGACGTTACAGTTAACGAACTGGTGTACCAGAGATTACTTCACGAGCTTCGTGATTATGGAAGCGAGAGTATTGATCTTGAGCATAGGGTGCAAGGCATTATATCACAGCAGATTAAGACAGGCTGGCTCTTAGATCAAGAGAAAGCATTTTTATTACTAGCGGAACTGAAGGAAAAGAAATATGACCTTGAAGACGAAGTGCATCAGACTTTCAAACCATTACCAACATTTATCAAAGAAGTTACACCCAAGATTAAGAAAGATGGTACGTACTCGATTGTTGGGCTTAAATTTCTAGGAGACGAGTGGGAAACAGCAGTAGCAGAGTTCAGTCGTATAGACTTCCCTGTGTTTAACCTAGGGTCACGCCAGCAGATAGGGAGACATCTACAATACTTTGGCTGGAAGCCCAAGACATTCACGGAGACAGGACAGCCCATTGTAGACGAGTCAGTACTCAGAGATGTAAAAGGTATACCGGAGGCGGCACTGATTGGCGAGTACCTGATGATCCAAAAGCGTATCGCGCAGGTACAGAGCTGGCTAGACGCAGTTAAGGATGACGGTAGAGTACATGGGTACGTTAATCCCAACGGAGCTGTGACGGGCCGTATGACACACTCTAGTCCAAACATGGGGCAGGTGCCAGCAGTCTACTCACCCTACGGCAAACAGTGTCGTGATGTGTGGACAGTACCGGAAGGTTACAAGCTGGTAGGTATGGATGCCAGTGGACTTGAGCTGCGAATGCTTGCTCACTACATGAATGACGAGGACTACACAAATGAAATACTCAACGGAGATATACACACGGCAAATCAGTTGGCTGCGGGCCTTGACACTAGAGATCAAGCAAAGACTTTCATCTACGCTTTTCTTTATGGCGCAGGAGACGCCAAGATCGGAAGTATCGTTGGAGGAACTAAGCGTGATGGTAAGAGACTTAAAGACAAGTTCCTTGCAAATACGCCTGCTCTTGGAGTCCTACGAGAACGAGTTGGACTGGCGGCTGGAAGAGGCTATGTTTATGGACTGGATAGGAGAAGGGTCGCAATACGATCAGAACATGCTGCACTGAACAGCCTCCTACAGTCAGCAGGCGCAATTGTTATGAAGAAGGCGTTGTGTTTGCTCAATGAATATGCTATACTATGGGGTATAGACTACAAAATATTAGGGAACATACATGATGAAATCCAGACAGAGGTCAAGCAAGAGAAATCAGAGGTTTTCGGAAGGTTGGCAACAAGCTGTGTTGAAGCTGCCGGACAGCACTACAAGCTCAACTGCCCTCTCGCCGGAGATTACAAAGTTGGAAACACATGGGCCGACACCCACTAAGGGTAAGTATTACAAGGATAACAAGGAAGCAGTACAGGCAAGGGATGCTAAAAGGATGTGGGTTAATGGTGAGGAAATTAAAAAGACGCACCCGTTGTATAAAGCAGGCAGATATAAGGGTTTTGAAGATGCAGCGTTTAGTTCCTTAGAGAACTACAAGACTAGCCCAGAGGGTCAGGTGTATATAATCACGAACCCTGCATGGGAAGGTTGGGTAAAGGTAGGAATGGCTGTAGATTCGGAAGATAGATTAAAGAACTATCAAACATCAAGCCCCGAAAGAGATTATAAGTTATTTGACTATGAAGACTTTGGTAATAGGAGAGTAGCGGAGGGTATGGTACATGATTATCTACGTAAGCGTTTTAAACACAAGAACGAGTGGTTTGAGTGTAGTGCAGAAGCAGCAATGAAAGCAATAGACGCTATACATTCTGAGCTACACGGTTCCGCTATGATGCTTAATGATTTATGTGACGCGGCTGATGACTTTGGAGATGTTTATTTAGGGGACGGTGTATGGCTAAGGGCATAAGAGAAGTGAAGACAACAGATAACGTAGTGGAAGACATCTACGCTCTGATGGAAAGCAAGGACGCTGACCCATCTGTAGATGTAGAGCAAGAGATAGAGAGATTCGGAGAGGGTGTCAAAGCTCTAATGCGAACGGAGTTTGGTCGGAAGAAGCGAGAGGATAACCGGAGGCTACGCCTCAGTAATATTGGCCGCACCGACAAGTACCTCTGGAATCACTTTAACGGGACGGAAGGCGAGAAGATAGAACCACACACCTATGTCAAGTTTATGTATGGTCATTTAATTGAAGAGATGTTAATCTTCTTGACACGAATGGCGGGACACAGTGTGACTGATGAGCAGAAGGTCTGCAAAGTCGAAGGGATCGTAGGACACATGGACTGTAAGATTGACGGGGTTGTGACAGATGTTAAATCAGCAAGCGCGTTTGGGTTTAAGAAGTTTAAGGATGGGTCACTAGCGTTTGACGATCCGTTTGGCTACATAGACCAGATCAAAGCCTACGCTTACTCAGAAGGTGCTACACAGTTCGGTTGGCTGGCAATGGACAAGGCTAACGGTCACTTGACTTATCTCAAGTATGACCTAGAAGACACACAGGCCGCTGTCTACGATGTACTTAAGCAGCCTATTACTGAAAGAGTTAAGCATGTAAAAAAGCTAGTAGAGCAACCAGAACCAAAGGAGTGGTGTACACAACCTATACCGGACGGCAAGTCAGGAAACTTAAAGCTCTCTATTGGTTGCTCGTATTGTCAGTTCAAAGACCATTGCTACCCAGATTTAAGGGTCTTCAATTACGCATACGGGCCGAAGTTTCTCGTCAACGTAGTAAACGAGCCAAGAGTAAGGGAGATCATGCCAGATGAAGAGGGCTTTTAGATCAGGACTAGAGAAGGATTTATCGGAGAAGCTAGACGGGCAGTACCAGTTTGAACCTTACGGTCTGCCCTACACTACGCACAGGAAGTACCTACCGGACTTCGTACACGAAGACAAGGCAGTACTGATAGAGTGCAAGGGCTTCTTCAGAGTAGGTGACACACAGAAGTACAAGGCCATTAAAGACTCGATGCCTGAATGGGAGATCATCTTTGTATTGTCAAACCCTAGCAAGAAGGTAAGGAAGGGTGGTAAGATAACAATGGGTGAGTGGTGTGAGAAGGAAGGCTTCAAGTACTACACCATTGAGACAGCAAAGGATATGACCAAATACATCAAAGGGAAGAAAGTCTAATGGCTACGACACTTGATGAACTAAAAGAAGAAATGGAAAAATGGCTTGATGAGGATTTAATCTGTGAACTGTTAAGTATTACAACAGCAGACTTGATTGATGCTTTTGAAGATAGAATAATTAAAGACTTTGACAGATTAGTAGAGGATTTTGAAGATGAGTATTAATGACGCAACACGGTTTGACTGGGACAGGTTACGAGACAATCACCCCGCAGTAGAGAAGACAGGCTTAGAGCCATGGGCTAATATGGCAGAGGAAGAAGCGGCACACAGTAGTTGGGACAATGCAGCAGAAGAAGATGTAGTCAACAACCCAGAGCATTACAACACTGGAACCATTGAGTGTATCGAAGCCATTGAAGAGTCTATGTCCAGTGTAGCGTACAAAGGCTATCTCAAGGGCAACGCTATGAAGTACCT